CTTGATGTGTCGATTGGGTCGGTTGGATTTGTGAGGTACTAAAGAGGTGGCATAGATGCCGAAACCGTTAGTCTTTTGGCGTACTGATGAAGCGGATGACTATGTACACACAGAAAAAGACTGTGTAGAAATAGTCGATGCAAAGACGGTACAATGTGGGGCGATTGAGGATGCGCAACGGAGCGGGCATACAAGAGCTTGCCCATACTGCCAGAGAGCGCGGAATTTACCAGAGAGAAAAGAAGCTGCTGTTGTAAAAATTAAGGCGGATACGCCAGTAGTACAAAAAGCTCCCGTATGGATTGCAACGCTTGCAGCTGTTGCGTGTACATGGCTGTGTTGCTGGTTATACTATAATGAGCAAAGCACAGATATAAAAAATGCTGCATATAACGATGGGTATGTTGCAGCAGAAACGGATTATTCGGAAACGTACGAAAGCCGTTACCGCGAAGGGTATGACACAGGCAAATCCGCAGGTTATGACTATGGAAAACGCGAAGGATATACAAGCGGATACGCTGAAGGATATACAAAAGGAAAAGATTCTGTAGATACCGATTCAAGCTATCAGGACGGATATAACAACGGCTATAACAAAGGATACGATGCCGGTTATAATGACGGTGCCGGGAGCTATAGCCAATACAGTGCACCACAAAGCAGTTATACATATACTGTTTATATCACCGCAACAGGGAACAAATATCATGCGGGAGGGGTGTCAGTATCTTAAAAAGAGCAGTATCCCTATAGATATAAACCAAGCAATATCGCAAGGATACACGCCCTGCAGCCGGTGCAATCCGTGAAATAAAAAAGCCCCTGCCGGTGGTGACGCACCGACAAGGGCAAAGAAAGGTTGTCCGTTGTGAAACGAACGGCCTTATTATAGCAGATACAAGAAAGGTTGTAAACAGTTATGAAAAGAACAAACACGGCAAAATGGATTGAAAACGCTGGCCGCTGGCAGATCAATGTGCAGAAGGGCGGTGTGCGCAAGACATTTACCAGTGCCAAGCCTGGCAGAACCGGCCAGAGAGATGCCAACAAGAAGGCTGATGACTGGCTGGAAAAGGGATTGCAGACGCGAACCTATACAGTAGAGGCGGCTTACGCTGAGTTCATGACACGGCAGATGAAAGTATCATCTGAGGGAAACTGGAAGCCCATGCGGGGCCGGTATAATGCCTGGATAGGGCCGAGAATCGGAAGCAAGCGCCTGACTGCGATCACAGAGCAGGTGGTGCAGAACATCCTTGACGACGCTTTTGCTGCTGGCAGAAGCAAGAAAACAATTAAAAATATAGCAGGTGATCTCCGGGCCTTCTTTAAGTTCTGCCGCCGGTCTGGGTGGTCTACCTTTGAACCGGAAGACCTGCACGTGCCGGACGGGGCACGCTATAAGGAGCGGAACATCTTGCAGCCGTCTGACATTGTGACGCTTTTAAACGTGGATACTACCTTATACAGAGGGCACAGGGTGCCAGATGAACGCATCCATTATTACCGGCTGGCAGTGTTTACCGGGATGAGGCCCGGCGAACTGCTGGGCCTTGAATGGGGCGATATCCAGGACGGTAAAGCGCTGATACACAGATCAGTTACTATATACAAAAAGGAAACAAGAGGGAAGAACGAGAATGCACCGCGCACGGTCGTGCTGTCGGCGCGGTCGATGGCCGAGCTGGAAGCACAGAAAGAATTGACCGGCATGCAGCAGCGTGTGTTCATCCAAGAAGAAGAACGGAACGTCCGGCGGGCATGGGAGCGATACTGCGAGGCAAACGGAATTACAAAATGCACCTTGTACGAGCTAAGACATACCTTTGTAAGCATCGCGGCAAACCTGCCGATGGGGCAGCTGAAACAGACTGTAGGACACAGCCGAAATATGGACACCTACGGGGTATATTCTCATGCAATCAATGGGCAGGATAGAGCGATTGCAAACAACCTCGAAAACGTCTTTGATAATATTGTAAAAAGTACACACTTTTAGTACACACTTTTTTCTGTGGGAGCGTTTTTATGGGCGAAAATGCGAAACGGTGCGTTGAATAAATAGCGACGATACGAGGATTTGGAACAGGGGGCTTTTAATACGGCAGGGTTCGAGTCCCCCATCCTCCACCATAAAAAACGCCGTAGATACGTTAAAATCTACGGCGTTTTTAATTTGAAATACACACTTTAGTACACACTTTGGGAAAAGTACACAGAAAGCCCCGGCGGGAAATCCTGCCGGGGCTTTGCTTAGCTATAGAGTTCATTAAACCATATCGGGCCGAAGCGGTAGCTGATGACGTAGCCGGAGCCGGACGGGCCGACGGGTTGCGCGTTGAGCATCGCAGCGCGGGAACCGGCAGCGAAGGACGCCGCCAGCGCGGCGGCGATAATGACAGCGGCAAATGTTTTTTTCATGGCGGAGTACTCCTTTACAGTTCAATTTCTGGGCCGTTTGCAATGCGGCGAAGCTCGGCAAGGTCGCTGCTGAATAACGCCAGCGCTTGCTTGATGATTTCCGCGTCCGCATCCTGATACTGCGGCAGGACATCTTGTAAAATCTTAATGCGGCGCTGTACCGTGTCGGTAGCATAAATAGCGAGAACTCTGGAATTCATGGGGGCGCTCCTTTCTTATTCCGCATTTGCGCGGCGGATGATCTCGGCCAGAATCTTGTGACGGTTGGCAGGGGTTGCGGGGTCATCGTCAGGCTGGGTCGTCGTTGTTGGCGGCATCGAGTTCCTTCATAAGCTGCCGGGCGGCACGCTGTCCGTTGGTGGTAAGCTGACGCTGCCATGCGCCGCTGCGCGGGGACCAGCGGAAACCGTAAGATTTGAGCAGGGCGCGGGTGTCGTCATCGGGCTTGCCGTCAAAAATCAGCTGTACGCGCATCTGCTCGGTGTCCTCGTGGTAAGTGTAGCCGTCGTGCTCCTCGTCATCGTGGGTGGCGCTCTTAGCTGCCTGCAACGAGTTCAAGCGATCTTGCAGGCGCTTGACGTTGGCGAGGCTGTTCTGCAGGGCGTAGGGCGGGTATGGCGTGCCGGTGTGCCATCCTGCGGCCCAGTGGCTCTCGATGTTGCGGCGCTCCTTGGCGTCAAGGTCGGGGCAGCCTTCCAGCGTCTTGTGCTGGCGGTAATAGGCATTAGTGGCCTTCATCCGGTCGCGCTCTGCCTGCAGGCGGTTGAGCTTGTAAGTCAGTGCCTCGATCGCTTCGGGGTCATTGCTCTTGATGGGCTGGCAGTGGGCGCGGCGCAGAAGATCAAGATAATGTTCTGCGCGGCGGTACGTGTCGCGGTTGGCATCCCATGCGGCAACCTGCGCGGCCTTCTTTCGGGCGGGGAAGTTGGAAGGGCCTGCAATCAGAACGGACGGGCAGCGCGTGCCGATTTCGTTGTCCTTGTTGATGGCGTCGGCCAGCGTGGCGGCGTAACGGTCTAGAAGCCACTCGGCACGGTCTCGCTGCGCATCTGTTACGCACAGGGGCTTTACACGATCCAGCACGGCGGCGGCCTCGTCAACTTGGGCGCGGTATTCGGCTGTCGCGCTTCCGGTGCGGTAGTCGCTGAAGCTCATCATGTCATGAGCGGCGCGGGCGTTGGTCTCGTTGATGGTGTAGTACATAATTTTTAACTCCTTTCAGATGATGCCGCACTGTTCAGCGGCTAGAACGAACGCGGCGGCCTCGCGGTCGCTGATGATGTGATCTCCTTGAAGCTCTTCCAGCCTGAAGCGGGCGCGGCGAAATGCGGCGCTGTTGGCGGTGAAATACTCGAACCGGGCAACGGTGGCCGGGTAGCTTGGCAGCTCGTCCATTCCGTCATACAGGGCCACATATGCGGCCTCGTAGGCTGTTTGCAGGTGTTCCATTGTGTTATGCCTCCTTAAAAGATAATCGCGGCTGTTGGCTGGCAGGTCTCGGGGATTTCCTGCGCGGCCTGCATGGCCGTGTCGCGGTCCTCGTGCATCGTGGGGACAAGGTCGGCACCGTGCCGGGTGAAGTAGCTAACCTGGTAGCGGCTGCGCCAGCCTGCCGTTACAATGATAACGCGATTCCCGGTTTCGTACTGGATCGCGTCCGCCTGCTCGATTTGGGCGGCGGCGGCTTGCTCGCGCTGCGCTGTTGTGCGCTCCCACTCGGTCGCGGACAAATCCGGGTTGATTTCCAACGGGTCGCCGGTGACGTCCGGCAGGGGCTGCGGAGTGTATTCCTTCATGGTGGTGAATCTCCTTTACTTTGGTTTATGGGATAGGGTCGCTTTACTGTGCGGCCCTGCAAGGTATCAGGCGGGGATGGTTTCGCGGTCGCGGGTTTGGTAGCTCTGGCCGCTGTACTTGTTGTAGATGTCCTGGTAGCTGGCCTTACGGTTCCGGCGGCTGGTGTCGCCGGTGGGGTGCCAGTAGTATTTGCAGCGGTTAGCAGACCAGCGGAAGCCGAGTTTTTCGAGGGTGCGCAGCCACTTGTGATTTGTGTCGGCCCAAATCCAGGAGCCGACAACGTCAAACTTCAGGCCCGGGCACTTGGCGAGTTCTTCGGCCATCTTTACGGCCTCTGCATCCTGCGCTGTCTTGGCGGCATTCTCTGCCGCTTTGGTCTGCTCGTACTGCTGGCGGCCTTGCTTGGCCTGCTCACTGCAGAAGCGGGGGAGCGTGGGCTTCAGCTCGTCCCACTCGGCGTTGATCTCCTGCATGTCGGAGACGCTGCCGCCGTGATCGGGGTGGTGTTTGCTGGCGAGGTCGCGATACATTGCGGTGCCTTCGGTGATGGTGCTGGGGCGGGGGTTGAACCATTTGTAGGTTTTATATGTGGTAGTCATGTTGTTTCCTCCTGTGGGGCCGCTGGGCGGCTGTTCTTTGTTTCGATGGCTTTAATATATATGCTAGCATGAACAATGTCAACATGCTATCATGAAGATTGGAGAAATGTACAATAATGATAGCATGAATCTATGCAATTTGTACATGCTTGCATGATTCAGCGCTCTGTGCTATAATGTGGGTACTATACAAAAGGAGGCACGCAGAATGTCCACCGATGCAAAACGGGCCGGGAATGCGCGATACTTGGCAAAGCTGAAAACTATTACAGTAAGGATGCAGCCGGATACAGCGGAAACTATCCAGCAGGCAGCAGCAGCAGCCGGGGAAAGCGTCAACGGCTATATCCTGGCGGCAGTAGATGCGAGACTGCAACGAGAAAATCACGATAAACCGAAAAACACTTGACAAAATCGCACTTGCATGCTAAAATGTGTATAATGAGCGAACCACGCGAGGAAGCGAGCTTCCGCGACGGGGCTCACTCATTATACAGTTTTAACGTATCAACGCGAAAAATTAGGCTTCTGGCGTCCAGCTTTACTGCTGGGCGCTTTTTTTGTTGCTATTTAAGGTAGGAGGGCGGCAACATGGCAGAAAAGAAGGCGGCGCAGGCCGTCCAGCAGATGAGCAAGGCGCAGCAGGGTGTTGAGCGGGCAAGGCGGCAGGCAGAACGCGGGGAACTGGTGGACAGTCTCGGCCGAGTGGTTAAACCGTCGCAGATTGCGGCGCTGTCTCCAAAATCCATAGGAGATCAGCCAGCAGAACGCAAGCGGGCAATTCAACAGGCAGGAGCAGCAGCAAGCAACGAGCTACAAGCGAAGAGACGGACTATTAAGGATATATACAACGACTTACTGCAGCAGCCAGACGATATTACAGGGATAGAGGATCAGGAGCTAGCAGAGAGGGCACAACAGCGAGCACAACAGCAGGGGAAGGCAATAACCGTATACGACAGCATTGCTATTGCGATGGCGGCAAAAGCGAAGGCCGGAGACGTCAAAGCGGCGGTATTTGTGCGTGATTCTGCGGGGGATAAACCGGCTGACCAGATGGAGATTACAGCCGAAGCTGTGACCGACGCAGATAGAGAATTGATGCAGAATATACAGAAGCGGCTACAAAAGAACGATAATGCGTGAATTTACAGTTCGCTAAATAAGTATTTAGCGAACTACAGCAGGGAAAAGCGGGCACATGCAGCATAAAGAGGAAAGCTGAAAGCCTGCCGGGGGGTGCATTGCATCAAGGCGGGACGGGGGCTTCTTTTTTATGGGGCTGTCCAGCAGCAGGCGGCAGGGGGCAGGGGGTACCCCCCTATAAGGGGCGGGGCGGGGCTCATAGGCAGCGCGGCCGGGTACGAATATGTTAGTTCCCCCACCAAACACAAAAATAAAATTTACCCATCCCCCCATGCAGGAACATGCCGAAAAAACTGACAGGTTCCCCAGAAAAAATGATATAAAGTATATCCCGGTGCGGAAGTAAGTCAGCCTCCTCTCTTACTATTGGGACTAGGGCCGTCCGCTTCAAGACCCAGCGGCCACAATACAAAGCGTTCTGCTACGGCAGGGCGCTTTTTTATTTGCTGCATAGCTGACCATTTGGGTGACGTTACCAAGATGGTATGAGCGCTGCGTTCCGAAGCAACGGCGCAGCAAAGGTGCAAGACCTATGTGCAGTACCAAGGCCGATGATACGGGTAAAGGTAGCAGGGCCGGACGCGGCAATTGTGTTCCCCGTTAGGCAACCGCCATACGCCTACTAACAGTGCGTACCATGTGGCGGGTTCTGAACAGGCTTATGCTGGTATGGCTTGCCAAAGAAACTTGCGAGACAGAATGCATGAGCCTTATTTTTTAGATGTTCCCGACATTTATGTCGGAGAGAAAGGATGGAGACCTATGCCGTATGTTCCTGTCGGCGCTATTGTTGGAGCAATCCATATGCAGAACACGATTTCCAGACACCGTCGTGAGGAAGAGGAAGAAGCCAAGAAAAAAGAGGAAGAGCCGAAAAGCAAGCAGGATGTGATGCCTA